GGGTCTCTCACACGCTGTCCCATAGCCCGAAGAACAACACCCAAATTCAGAACAGCGCGCACGTCACCACACATGGTGTAGCACGGCGAACACTTCAAAAACTGCAGCTTCTCGAAAACGTCACACCACTCTATTGTACAAGTCCACCCACAATCGTCCAACCGGCTACCCACGGAATGCCGGGTCTCCTCAATCGATTGGCACGGATCATAGGTGGACAAGATATGACATATAATTGCAGACACTGCGACGTTATTTAACGTTGTTGTAAGAACACTCCCGGAATATTCAAAAGAGTCAAGTGGTTTAAAAACCATCTTCTCTTTCCCATGTCCGATTTGAATCCGCTGCTGGCACTGACGAATGAGGGCGTCCATGTGGGGCGCCATCCTCTTGGGTGCCAGCTGGCGGACCGCGTCGAACACAGCGGGGCCGTTACTACTGTCGCATGACGAAATATCTAAATTAAAATACAACATGCCCCCGGACGTGCGCAACGAAATGCACGCATCATCCGAATAGAACAAACAAATAGACTCAGTCTCCATACGCTTAAACCATTTTGTCAAAACGGCAAGGTCTGGAGACTTAACAAACACTACACGAACACCCCTAATTACTTGCTTCTCCTTACTCCACACGTGCTTGATGTTATCCATGAGAAAACCAGCCCTCAAAGAACATGGCGTACCAAGGTCAACCGTGATACGCCCGGGCTTCTTGGGCTTGGAAAACTCATCGGGCTTCAATTTTGCCGTGACGTAGGAGATGCCACTACGTTCCCTACAGTAAGTATCTGATATATGGCCAAAACGTCCCCCCTCAACAGTGTCATCCCAAGCTGCCACACGAAGTGCCTTCTTGTTGTGAGGCTTAGACGCCTCACGAGCATTAACATCAGTAAAGTGCTCCAAGGGTGCCCTACGATCCACTTTGGCACTGATGCGACTACGCCATTCCTCCAGCCAAACCACACCAAGCTGATCACGCTGCCGAGACATACGCTCATTCTGACCATTCTTGTCATGGAAAAGTCGATATAGCGCATTTCCCAAAGAATGGGAAGAGCGACTATGAACGACACCATTGTGCCTGATGTGTGGACCGAAGACAGTGCGATAACCCCGACAGTACCGAGAAGGACGTCGAGCACGAGGATGAACTGCAAAGTTGCCCCGCTGGAGAGCACGTCGAGCATTGTCGTTGACCGGCCGGAACCGTTTATTATCAACGAACTCAGCTTCATACACGTCCTCAACATCATACTGACGATATATGCCAGTATGTATAAGGGGAGGCCCCGCCAGTTTAAAGAACCACTAGGTACACCACCGGGTTCAAGGAATCGGGATTCATTACGAATCTCACGCAACCTGGCCTGCTGGATAATATAGGTGGAGTACTTCTCCACCTCCTCATTGCGGTCCCTGTCAACAGTAGATAGAAACTCACTATCATGCCCCAGGTTGAACTGGATCCCATCGAACATCTTCTTCCGAGGATTCCATCCAGAGACGGCAAGACGTTGTTTTTCAACTATATCCTGGCGGAGGTGAACAACCTCACTACTACGAAAACCAGCTTTCCATGGGTCACTCCCAAACATCACAAAACTCTTATCACCTCTAGCAACATCCATTAAATTATAATAACGAGAATACAACTCACAAGGAACGTACTCGGGGGCAAGCCCTTCAACACGCTTGGGAACTACATACTTATTATCTACTACCATACCTACTTTAGAAACAACCTCATCGAACCCGATCCCAACAACAGGTGGCATATGGCCATTGTAGTGGAGAGGAGGTGATGGGGCGTGAATTGTGATAAGTGTGGTGTCATCTAATGAAATGGATGAAGGTGAGGATGGAGGAAGTGAGGGTGTGACACGTGGACTCACATTAACTGGTGTGACTGTAACAGGGGGGGGGCTACTACATGCACGCATCTTAGCTGGATAGCGCGCATGTTGACCTACAAAACTCACTTGGGGACTAGGCAAATATGGGTGAGGATTTTCCATAACCGATTTTGGAATCAGGAAGGAAGGCGGATGATCAAATGGGCACGTGGAGGCAAGTGGGCAGTGCTTGTCTCTAAGTAAATAGAAACAAACATGACCACCCCCATAAGCCAATGTGGCTCTTTCTTCCACCTTCGCCATGACAGATGGACGAACCTGATTCCATCGGAACACGAAACTAGATGGACGTGGTTGGTGTGGTGCGCTATTGTGTGATGAGGTATCCTGGGGACTGCTAATATAGCGGCAACCCTGCACAAGTCCAGCACTACGGCCATATTGTGCAAGGTCATCCCCTTCAGTGATTTCCCCGTGTGACGAGGCAAGCTGACCATTACGTGGATTGTGATCTCCAGCTACTTGGCGCCTCAAAACAGGGGGAATAGGAAATTGGTACCTGGCGTCACGGGGAAGAGCGTTATTCACTGAGAGATAACGTTCGCGCTCCTCAAGACGAGGGGGCTCCCGTGCGCGGTGATAAATTAGGGTACGCCGCATACTGACGATACGGTCTCGACGACGTGATAACTCCTGCTCGATTTCGACTTTAACCAACTCTAAGTCATCAGTGTCCCACCCACTAAAAACAAAAATTGAATCGTGGGAGGAGTCGAAAACGGAATCTACCAAACCTAACCTACGATTACCATTCATAACCTGCTGCTGTGAAAATTGCACGTCACCTCTCCCGGTACGCGGAGCTCCGAGGTGCCCACTAGATCCATTATTCATGGTAGGCATCTCCGCGGTTTAATCTGCTCTCCTCAACTTTATTTTATTTTGACCTGTGTCGTTTATCTTATGATTCTGATTACTGGGATAGGGATAGGCTCGGTTCGAAACCATCTCGAAACTATCTTACCCGATAGGACAAACATCCAGCCAAAACCAACCACCGGTTGTTGGAATTGGAAAATGGAT